AGGCAAGTGCTGTATTAAGAAGGCTTGCGTACCAATATGCTGAGACATATGCAGATGGAGAAGATTATAAAGATGCAGAGTCAGAAGATATGAGACTTATGAATAAAGCACAAGAAAGTCGTATCGCTAATGGATTTAACTGGACTAAAAAGTGATTTAACAATGTTAGATACCTTTGCAGGTATCGGTGGTTTTTCTTACGCAGCTAGTAAACTGGTAGGAAATATAAAAACTACACAATTCATTGAGATAGATCCATTCTGTCAAAAAATTCTAAAAAAACATTTTCCAAATACACCAATTCACGATGACATCAGAACATTTACAGCAAGACCTTTTCAATACGATGTCATCACAGGAGGATTTCCATGTCAAGATTTATCCGTGGCAGGAAGAAGAGCAGGAATCACAAAAGAATCCAGATCGGGTTTATTTTACGAACTCATGCGAGTCATACGCATGGTACGACCAAAGTTCATCGTCTTGGAAAACGTGGCAGCGATCCTTAATAACGGATTGGACATCGTTCTCGGGGAGCTTTCCGAAGCAGGGTACGATGCTGAATGGTCAATTATATCTGCGAGTTCATTGGGAGCCTGTCATCGAAGAAGCCGTTGGTGGCTCGTTGCCTACCCCAACAACAATGGACAGCAAGGAAGAAAGTTTGAAACACGCAACCAAAATGCTACAGGGCAAGACACACAGATCAAGTGGTCAACCAATTCAGAAAACTTTGAGCGACAAAGTAATGATGGAGATGATAAAAGAGAATCCAGAGTTGATGAGAATTTATCAAGATCATCAAATGGAAGAGAGGCCAAATCTACCGACACAAGAAGAATTTGTGAATTATCTGAGGGAACAAACAACTATAAAGGAATTAACAGCCAAGACAACTATCAAGAAAACAACGATAGAACATTGGTTTCGGAGAGACAAAGCGGGCTTCAGCTATCCGAGTGTAGAGAATTGGAAAGAAATAAAACCGCATTTAAAAACGATTCAATTCGACAAAGAGATGACAACGATCCAAACAAAGGAGTGGACAACCAAAAGTCCAATGTTACCGACTCCAACAACTATGGATCATCTCCCTCCTCGATCAGTAGACTCGATGATAAAACAAACTCAAGTTCACAGGAAAGGTCGTACCAAATTAGCCAATCTTCGAGAAGCAGTGAATCCAGAGACAGTAGAGTTGTTCAATCATCTACAAACATTACCAACACCAACAGCGAGAGATTACAAGGGCAGAACTTCAACAAAATGGAACGAGAAATATGGGCCAAAGGTAATACCAGACGTCTTGACCCAAACTGGAGACAGTATGTCAGTAAGCCCATACTTCCTAGAGGAAGTGATGG